CTCGCGCCGTTTATAAAATTTTCAATCTGCTGTGGAGTATAAACTTTGCCGCTTTCTCCATCTCCTCCATCAGTTAAATTAACCAATGGACCTCCATGAATCTTGCGACCAATTACTTTAATAAAAATCTTCTCAAGGTCGAAAGCTTCTTTCTCAGTCAACTTTTGTCTAATTTTGACTTTGGGAAGTTCCTTACCAAGCTTTTTAGCTTGATTAACAATATTCAGAAGATTTTTATTATGGTGGTTTGGATGTCTTTCGTGCCAAAGCCACCTATCACCAAAGCCTTTTCCCACATAACAAGGTTCGCCATTCAATCGGAAAAGGACATAAATATAGAATTTCTTCCTTTCTACACGCTTCATTAAATAATACTCCTAGCTAGGAAATTAGCCCTAGCTAGGAATATAAAATATCAAACCTGGAACTGTAAAGCGCCAGATTAAGCAACACGTCCAATCTTCGCCGCGCCTGGAAAACGCTTGAAGAAGCTTGCGGATGTCGCCGAATCCATCATTTGGGCATCTTGAGCGTGGCGCGCACTACTCTTGGAGTGTCCTGGAAGTGGTGCTAGCTCCAAAAGCGTCTTGTATGCAGATGGATGAATGATGTCCAAATCCTTTACGCCAAGCGCAACCAATGCTGTTTTGTAAACATCAGCGGCACTGTCAAACGCCATTTCCATTTGTCCAACCCAAGGACGCACCACATTTTCTGCTTCCCGGATTTCTTTTTGATTCCGAATAGCTTCTTCCTTGGCTTCCTTAATTTGTTGATCACTAGCTGTCTTAGCCGCAGCAAGAGCACCATCAACCGCAACCTTAATAGCGCGTTGAGTTTTTTGGTCTAGTGTCTTCAATTCAGCATGCATATCCATTACTTGTCTTGCGCGCCTTTTGCTGTCCATACCGTGCATAGAACCACCAGGAACTGGTGTACCTCTAGTTGGAGGGGGCATATCGGCAGCAGTTTTGTAAGCATCGGTTTCACCACCCATGCCATAACCTTCATGTCCCCCAGTGGATTCACCAGGACCATCCATGCCATGATGCATGTGATGGGAACCATCCATTGGAGGAGCACCACCAGGAGGTTCGCCACCGCCTTCTCCACCAGGACCATGAGCAATGGCACATGCTTCCTGAATGTCTTCTGGAGATAAGCCTTTGGATGCAAGAAACTGCATTAATTCTTCATGACCAGCATCACGGGTAACTTGCTGCCCAGAAGTGATTGGGTGCGGCACACCAGTGCCACCACCCATATTAGGATCGACTTGTAAGTCGTGGGGCATTGCATTATCCTTTTCTGATTCAACTGCGCCACCGCCTTCGCCGCCGCCAGCAATAGGCGTTGGCTCTTCAGGTGCTCCCATAACTTCTCCAGGAGAACCTTCCAATGCATCAAGCAGCTGAAGTAAGCCGTCGATGCTGGCGTCTTTGGCTAATTTTCCTTTGACTGCTTGCTTTACTTTATCAATCACGTCCTTTTTCTTCTCAGTGAAGTTTTGGGAAGTGATATCAACAAGCAAAGGTGCTAAACTAATTTTAGCGTCAGCAGCCAATTTAGGCTTTAGAAACGAAGTAAGGGTACCTAATAACATGGCTCCCCTACCCGATAATTTGATTGGCTGTTTCGCCATATTGGCGTCCTTTACATTAATTGCACTATCGCCAATAACTACGTCATGGCCTGCACGTCCCTCTTCAACAAGAGCAACGTGGTTGCCTCTAATATTTCGCATAACTCCATCATATTTTTGTCCATCAAAAATTCCTGGACTCATGTCTGCGGTGTAATGATATGCACACGATAATTCTCTCTTTGATTGACCTTCAATGTCATCAATTGCACGTTGCGGCCAAATAACTAAGGAATTTCTTAGGTAAGGATATTCAAATCTAGCATCGGTTCCTGTAGAGCCAATCGTTAATTCTGGTTTGTGAGTATCTGAAGTGATTGGGACATGTTCAGATAAAACAGGAAGATTGTTGAAAGTGGGTGCTGCTTTCTCTAATTCATCAGGATCCCTAAGCAGCATATAAACTTGACTAGGTTGTAATCCTAAACTTTCCCCATCAGGGATTTCATCCCCACGATACGGATTCACAATAGCTTTCGATATATTGGCGGTTGCTACATGCAACCTGCCATCCGTGTCCTTGGTACGGACACTTTGCCAATCGAAAGCCATGGACATAATTAATATACCCTATTATTAATTTAACTACTGGCTTGACAGATTTAATAAATTTTGCTAGTAATCATTTATGAAAAAACTGGTAATTATTTTGGTTTTGTTTTCAACTTCCGCTTTTGCTCAATTCCATTCTCGTGAATTTTGGCAACAATTAAGTCACAATTGTAGTATAGCATCAGACTTGATTAGGAAGAATCAATGCGAACCTGTTAAAGGTGGCTGTGACTGTGCCTTAAAGAAAACTTTGGAATTAGGGTGTCGCATTCAGTGGTGGGGGCACTATCCAAAATGTCCGTAAAAAATATACCAGCAGAATTAATAGAAATGGGTATTAAAATACAAAAAGCCGCTTGCTGCTCTATGGGAACGAAACAATGCGCTCCAATGTGTTTAGTACATCCAACGGTTATTCCGTTAGGGGAATGTCCATATATTCCTGTTGTATGGACACCTAAAGCCATTATTCAAGAATACAAAAGACGAAAAGACGGACCTTTAAAAGAGTTTTTTAACTTACCTGTTTATCTTGTACATAATTATTAATATCAATTAATTCTTGTTCAGACATTTTCCAAGGCAATATGACAATTCCATCATTTTTAAGTTTATTTATAATTTCATTCATAAATCAGATTCGCCAGAATCATCAAATGGATTACTTAAGCACATAAAATAAGCATTTCGACTTTCTTTTTCATCTAATTGTTTAATTTTTACTGCATCAGGATCAATATCCTTTTGCACCATACATTCTCCATAAGTATGATACTGTTTAATAAAAACTCTTAATTTATTATTATCGGGGTATTTAGTTACGTGCGTTAACCACCAACCTTTAGCGTGATTTCCCTCTTCGTCAACTGTATTAATTAAAGCAGTGCCGTTAAGAAAAATTCCAATCGCCAAAGCAGCGGTTGCAGGCAATATCATAAAACCTCCATTCATTAAACAATACTACCGACTAATCCTTACTGTATTACCAGTAGTGGATAAGGGTTTTGGCGGGACGCCTTTACAATTTGGTTATCATATTATGTGATAAACAAAGTTTCGTCAAGATAGTTTATTGGCTCTTTCTCGATTAATAGCTTTAATCCATGACGAATCGGTTTTCCCTTAGTAAATGGATCACTGTCAAAAGACAAGGCTAAATTAGGTAAATCATCCTCTAATAATTCAATATCACCAGTAAACATCAATTCTCCGCTTTTACCGCCTGGATATTTCTCTACATCCGAATCAGGTGGCTTATTTTTATCGTCTTTATGCTCTAAATGTGCTAATTTACCCGCTGTAAATGCGTTCCATTCTTTCCAATTGAAATTATTTTCCTCAATATATTGCTTTTCCGCTGGTAATCCAAAATTCTCATGACAATAATCATAAATTTCATTGCGTTCTTTATCGTTAGGCTCTCTGTTATGCTTTTCTTTAAATTCCTTAAGCATTCTATGCATAGCTTCACATTCGGCTTTTTCATGTCTCAATAAAGGTTCGGAAGTTTTCAAAGTTTTCCCATTATTCTCAATTTCTTCAGGAAAATCCTTATCTTTATACATAATTTTACAGTTTTTGGACATATCACTTATCCAATCGACATCATGTTCTTTATCTATTTTAACCTCTTCATCAAAATTATATTGGTTATCTAGGAAAAGCGGATAAGTTACATCCGTTGTGCTATTAAATGGCACGCTTTGATTATCCTCACCTTCTGCCATTGCGCCTAAAGGAATTCCAGCGTTAGGCGTAGTCGCCAATCCTGGAATCATATCTTTAGCTAACTTATCAAGGACTGCCTCAACTCCAGGGTGGAGGGGTTTTGGGGGATTATCTAAATTAGCCCAAGCATAAGCATTATGTTCTTTATTTAAAGTAGGTATAAATTCATTGTTTATTTTCCATTTGAAAGTCACAAAACCCTTGTAATTCGTCTTTTCCTTTGGTTTAGATTTCAAATCTTCGGGTTTTATCCAACCTGTTTCCTCTCTTGTCTCCCGAATAACAGCATCTTCTGGTGTTTCACCATCTTCTATACCACCACCAGGAAATGCCCATGTATTAGACTCATCTCCTTTATCACTACGCAAGAGGAATAGCGTGCGCTTATCTGGGGTGATAAGCGCAACGCCAGCCGCTTTTATATTAGTAGAAGCATTCATATTAATTAAAAGCTTCTACTTGGATATAGCTAATCAGCACATCCGTAGTTAGTCCTGTTACACCCGCTGCGCCTGACTGTGCCGTAATCACAAGTGGAATACTAGCTCCCTCATTAGCTGTAGCCGTTGTTGGTGCAACAAGTGCCACATCAACAGATCCAATTAGAACCTGTCCAGGAACAATAACTTGTGTGTTGGATCCAGATATACCATATTTATAAATATTAGTAGCAAGTGAGAATGCGGAGCCATTCCAAGCCGCTGCGCCTGTGGTTGCCGCTACCACACCTCCAGCACCAACACCTACGGTACCACCAACGGCAGCAGCACCCGTTGGATTCCAAATGACACGGATTAACTTATTAGCATTACCGTTACCACCGAAAGAACCACCAACGGTAACTGTCAACCCTCTTCCTCCCACATCGAATCCAGGAGTAATAATGTTAAGTGCCGCCACAACATATTCGGCACCAGTACCAGCTGGACTCAAGGCAGCCGTGGAAGGTTGTGCAAAAAGATAGACATTGCCAGCAGCACCCATATTCATAGTGCTAGAGCCCAACTGCTCTACAGCACCAGCAAGATTAACATTACCGGAAGCAGTACCACTAGTCGTAAAGGTAGGAACAAGGACTTTCCCACCCGCTACTAAGTCAAAAGCAGATTGATTCGCCATTTAATTAACTCCATCGAATTTTCTTGACATGAATGCGGATTTATGCTTTATTAATTAGCTAATCCGCTGTTTCTAATCGTGAATGAATGTAGTTAAATGAGTTTGAATGGGATAAATCTAGCTGTTTAATGAGAGCCATAACGATGTTAAATTTGTCCCATTCCAACTTTTGACTTTGTGCGGAAAGCGAAGCGTCCGCAAGCTTCTACAGCAATTCGCACAAGGAGTGGTGAGCTTTCAGAGATGAGCAAAGCGGGAGGAGGTTCCAGTGCTTCATAAGCACTTGTACTTCTTCCCCACCACTTCTAAAGGAGAAATAAAATGCCCATAACTAATATAATAGATAATAGAAAAAGGCAATATCGTTATCTACACTGCGATGTTGTTATTGAACCCACTTGCCATGATAATTCCTGTGAAGATTCTGACCAATCTGAATTGCAAGAATTATGGCCTATGGGATATGCTGACAAACCCAATTGCACTCTTACAGAAGCAATTGCTTGGGCACAAAGTTTTCCTGGAGAAAATACATTATTTATTTATGATGCTGGCACCATATTAGAGAAAATAGGCGATAAATATAAGCATGTCACTACACTTTAGATTGTCTCCAATTATGTTTTTTACAATTCTGTAGCATTATTTTATTAGCAATCTTTCGTCTTATCTTGGCAGAGATTCGCTGCCTTTTCTTTTTTCTTTTAGGCTTAATAGAAGCATCCTCTTTCATTGATTCGTTTTACAAGCCCCCTCTATTGCTTTCTTCACATCCATAAGTGCTTTTAAACGAATCGCCGAAGCAGCTGCGTCAATACGCAGCCCTTCAGCATTGTAATGATTGCGCCATGTAATCGTTTCTGCAATCATTTTGTCAATGATTTGCAAAGTTACCCCATTTCCTTGGTTCCTTGGACGAATCTACTTATTATTGTTCTTTTATTATTTCTACTTGTCCCTAGATAGTCAATATAGGAGTATTATAGCACCTACAATTGATTAATTCACCTGGATGGATATGCCTTCCTACGGAACTATCATACCAACCCTTTTGCACATTATAACGGTTTCCGTCGTTATTTAAATGCGTCTCTCTCGGTTGATTCCCAGCGTGGCTATGATGCCAGATTGATTCCTCTATACCCAATTCCATCAATCTGGCACGATTAAATGCAGAGAAAGCCTTACGGTTTTGATCTTGGCTAATAATCGCCGCTCTATTTCTAGTTAATTTATACTGTTTTTGTAATTGGTCAGTTAAAGTCTTTAAATCACCACCTTGTTGCACAGACTGCATTACTAAAGTTTCTACATTACTTAAATATTTTTGTGGAATAGATTTAATTAAAGCAACATTTTGTGCTATAGTAGCATGCATAATATCTCTTACAGCTTTAGTAGTCTGAAATTCTACTGCAATTCCTGCTTTCTTTAAAACAGCCATAATTTGTGCGTCATTTCTACTTTTAGCCGATAATGCAAAGAATTTAGCTAACTTTTCTGCCGCTGCATTCCAATTTCTAGTCCATCTTCTAGCCAATTTCCTAAAAGCTTTACGTATTTCCTGTGCTGGAGAGGCATCTTCGGCTAGTTTCTTGGCTTCGAAATACTTACACCAACCCCATTCATAGATAATTCCCCTTACCGCTGTGCAATCGTGTGGCTTTTGATACATTGTACATAATTTACAATGTTCTTTTTGATTAGGGAAATCTCTATATTCGGCGGTGGATTTAGAGACTTTATTGGCATCTAAAGCGATAATAGGTGTGTTCTGTTTATAAGCGGAAAGTAGCCAATATTGGACAGAATTATTCATTTCTTCAATTAATTTAGCTAATTTTTGTTTATAAATAGCTGCTAATCCCACATTAGCGTGAATTGCTCTAAGTCTAATTTCACGCTTTTTTGTCATATTTATATTTTTCCCAATTTTCTAAAGCCATTTTATGTAATAAAGCTATAAAATGTAAGGATGCAGCAATAACTGCAGGTGATTGGTCAGCAATTAAAAAGGCTCTAGGACGAACCACACCATCAGCAAATTGCGACAAAACCATGGCTCTTATAGCAGCACCTGCAGAAATAAACAATATGATTTGCTGTGGGAATAAGAAAAAGAAAGAACCTGGAAAAGTGTTCATTAATCCCATTAATGCCGAAAAAGCCACAGAAAATAATGTAGTAATAAGTGCAGGACGAGTAAATATTACGGATAAAGTAGAAATAGCTGTTGTAAACTCTGGTGATGTATCAAAAAATAAAGCAATAGCCCAAACAAAATGTAAAATAATAGCATATAAAACTATCAAATAACCATTAAATCTAAGTACCGTTTTTATATTTTCCATTTTTTCTTACTTTTAAAAGGGAGCGCACAAATGAATCAAAAGGATTGCTTTGCTCTGCAATAGATTCTAATCTTTTAGTTATTTCTTCTCCTTCACTCACAGCATTATCTACCTGATACCCAATATGTGATTTCCTGAAACTTTTAAAAGGATTAGTATATAAAACCATCATATATCTCCAAAAATTACTTAATAAATCTATCACGGAGTACTCTTTGGAGACTTAGAAGGTGGCAATATTTTCATCCAAGCCTCATTCATAGCCTGCATTGTTTCAGTTGTCTTAAGTAAATGTCTATATAATTCTACTCTTTCTTTTCGTTCTAACCACCACATAAATGCGAAGATGGTTGCTGGTGTTGCTGTTGATATCCATTTTATAAGCTCAATAAGTGCACCAGCATCCTTATCCATTTATTTAATTACCAACATTTCAAAATAAACCTTTCAAAGAACCCACTAAAACAAAGGTAATTATAGATAAAATTAAAGCCCCTAAAACGAATTTAATCCAAGTAAATGTACCTCTATAAATTCCAATAGCACGAATAACCATTAATAATCCAATACAATTTATTACTGAACCTATATTGTACAAATCCCTTCCAATAGCTCCACCACCAAGACAATCATGTGCAGCACAAGTTATATCCTTAGTAATTCTTATAACAGCCGAACTGCGTAAAATTAATATACCAATAATCCATATTAATAATGCTACTGCAAAATTAATATGAGGGGTATTCCATTCTTTCTTGATTAATGGGGTTATGTAACTTATAAGTATTCCAATAATAATTATATCGAGAAATAACAAAAAATAATTAAGCCATAATGTCGCATATGACACCTCTCCCAACATTCTGAAATCAACTTCCATTGCGGTATTTCCCTAACATTTCCCGCTCATTCCTAGATTCAAGCATAGATATGAGTAAAGCTTCGTATGGGTCATTTTCTCGTGCTAAGTCTTCAATACGATACGTTAATTCTACCGCTGTATTTTCCATTTCTCTAAAACGAGAAGTAACATAATCATGAGTACTATAATAATCTGGACTGGATAACATATTATTAATAAATTCCCAAATTACATGGGACATATCAGTATTACTTCTTTCGAGTTACCCTTTGAATAGAACTATTTTTTGACTTCTTCGTTCCTTCATCTTGGGCTCCTTTAGCAAAGCCCCGTTTATTGGAACCTGCAAATCCTGAGCGGTTATTAAACCTACCGCCTTCATCACGTGCGCGTTTGGCTTTGGCTTCTTCCTTATCTGGATCTTCTACAAATTCATAATTGTAATTATCTATATCAGAATATAAATCAGGATTGCTTTCTGGGTTTATCGCATAACTTGGCATTTGTAAAGTGGGTCCGCCAATTACATTAGCTTTAAATGAACCTTTTAGATTAGCTTCTTCGTTTTTACCTTCTATATTATTCACTAAGTCCCTAGGATGATTAGGGTCAGCTAAACCAGTTTCGTCTTTGTTTGGAAATTCGCCAATGTTGTATAACTTTTCCTCTGGGTAAATTGGATGGTCGGATTTAAATTGTCCAACCATTTGTGGAATCATCTTTGGATCATCAATGCTGCGGTCTATCTTCTCCCCACCCCGTTCATTCTGTCCTTCTTGGATAGATTCAATGTTCTCTGCATTCGTAGGAGGTAACTTATATGGGTCAATATCCAACGCAGAATCACCTGTCGGTGGAATTCTTGGCGTCACTCTGTGCGGGGTGCCTGTCGTGGGCACTTGCTCTTGGGCTAATGGTCTTCGCATCACTCGCTGGACAGGGGTATTTGGACGTGCAGGCGATTGTTGGGGATCCATTGGACGCTGCTGTTGAATTTCCATCGCAGCCTTAGCTCGCATATTCTGCTGGTCTAATTCCTGTTTTTGCTTCTGTAATTCTTGCTTTAAAGAAAAATCAGCCTGTTGTTGTTCTCTATTAGCTGCGTGTTCCTGTAATTTAAATTCATGGTCTTGCTGCTTCATCTGTTGTTCAAGCTGTTTATTTTTAATTTCCTCCTGCATATGCGCACGATTATATTTATCCTGTTCCGCACGGTGGGATAATTGTTTATCCTTTAACGCTTGTCTTTCCTGTTCCCGCTGTTGGTCACGCTGGAATTTTTGGTCTTCTCTTTGTTGCGCCTTGATATCTTCCGTTTCTTTCGACTTGCGGCTAGCAATATCATCAGATTTTTTCCAAGCTTGTTCACTCGCCTTAACTGCCGCTTCGCCTACAGAAGGCTTTAAGGTAGAGGCTTGGTGAAGAAGCATAGCTTGGCTATGCAAACCCTGCGCAATTCTATGGTGGGGAGCATCGTCATTGCCCTCTTGTGCCGCTTGCTGGTGATACTTAACCATTTCCGCGTGCCCACTATGGGCATGTAAATGTGGATTATTAGGGTCTATCTCTGGACCTAATTCCTCCCCCGCATCTTGAGCATTTTGATCCTTTTCAGAGTATTTTCCAGCTTCCGGAATCGCACCGTGTAGATTGCGAACATTTGCTTGATAGTCATTGCGCCTGTCTTGGCGTCCTTCAATGTCCGGAGCGGTTGGTTTCTCAAAGGAATCAATGCCTCTATACGCCGGGGATTGAGGCGTGTTGGGCTTATCCGGCATTATAAATCTATCTAAGCCCTCGCCTTTTAAGACACGAGCTAGACGTTTAATGCGCTTATTCGTCTTAACAACATGACCAGTTAATAATCGTGCTAATTTAGCAATCCGACTATCTGGGTCTAAGTTCTTTGTTTCTTTCTGTAAAGCTAAAGCCAACTGTTCTAAGGCTTGCTGCTTGGAAGCGTCAATTCCAGGAAAAGTGCCTTTAGTTGTACCTTCTCCTACTGTCGAGAAAGGAAATTCAGGTTTACCACTCTGCCACGTTGGAGGTTGGGGCACTGGAGGTGTAATTTCTGGGTTATCGTCTTCGTCAATGGCTTCATCAGTAGGCATATGTGCGTGATGTTCACCGCCGACACTATCTTCTTTGGTTGTATTTTGTGGACTTTTTGGATTTCCGACTTCACCACCTTCTTCAGGCAATTGCGATTTAACATGCATGCCTTTCGGAATTAAGCCTTCTTCCTCTTCACTCTTAAGGTCAGGAACATCTTCAACATTAATATCAGCATAGCCGCTTTCTGGATTAAGTGCAGTCTTCTTACGCACTTCTTCAGGATGCAGAACGCCAATATCAACCAGGATTTGGTCAGATTCGGCGTCAGTCTTGCGAACTTGTGCTAATTGATGTTCGTCTAGCGACCACAGAGGCACCCAATCAAAGACAATATCAGGGTCAACTTCACCCCAAAGAGACAATTGAGTAAACTTAAAAATCTTCTCTAAAACTGGAGAAAACAAATGTTTTTGGTAGGCATGAATGTGGTCGTAGAAAACTCGAATTTCACCTTCGGAAGAAGCATTCAACCCATGCGGAGAAATTCCTAATAATTTAACTAGAGGTATGCGACTGACTGAAGCCATGTGCTCTTGACTTTGTGCTTGAAGCGTGTCAAGCGTGCCAAGAGGTACTGCTAAATTCTTTAATTCCTCTGATTCCTTGTTTATAATCATCAAACCTTGGTTTTGTCTTAAGTCATTAAATATTTGGATACGATTAAATAATGAATCTTCCCCTCCAGCCGTTGGCTCTAAAGCGGCTTCAAGGTCTGTCATTAGAATAAAAACAGAAAACGAGTAAATAAGATCAGCTACGGCTTGTCTTGTATTTAACCAAATATCAATATAAGGCTTGCTCATTTGGCTTTGAGACAAACCGCCAAATTGATAAACGGGCTTTAAAATATCGGGAACAGGATGTCCAACAAACATAGGAATTCGGCTTGTATGGATTTGTTTGCCCATAACAAACCATTGAGTTGGGTTATACCAATCCGCTTTAAGAGGATCTATCGAGTCATAAGTAGTAGGATAAACCCAAATCGGCTCGACATTTCTTAATGCTTTAAAGGCACCTTTCGGGCATTTCGCCTTGCTATAGGCACCAGAACCGTCACCAATGCTGGTAACTAATTCCTCTCTATCATCGGAAACAAGGTGTCCATTAAGTTCTAAATCTAGATAAATATGTGCACGTCCGAAAAATCCATCATGCACAGCCGCGTTGTAAAACACCTCACGGACATTTAATCGCTTAAATTCTTCTTCTAATTGTGCAATTTTATCGGATTTATCTTCCTTGGGATTACCAATTCCCGAAACACGGGACTTGATTTTAACCCAGCGGCGTGTCATCTCTTCCGCAATGGTCTCAGTAATAACCCGATATTCTGGTCTTTGGGCTAATAGAGAAAGATACTGGTACCCAAGCCATGTAACGCCTTCTTCGAAGGCGGAAATCATACTATTGCTAGCCCAAATATTCAAAGCTTGTATGCCTTGGTCTTGAGCTAACTTAGTCTTTCCCTTTGGAATAACTCCAGGTGGAGGATCGATTAAGTCGAATGGATGCTTGGGTATCCCGTCAAAAGCAATGTCACTAGCACTTTTGCGCCGTCTAATCTTAGCCGCTGCTACAAGGGAATCTCGAATTTGTCCAAAGAGTTTTGATTTACCTTCTGCAGTCTTTTGCTGCGCAAAGGCACCCTTCACTATATTTAATTGGTCTTTTTTCATGAAAAATCCGTTGACAATTAATAAATCGTGTGGTATATATTAATAATGAATGCCCAGCGTTAATGTGAAAGCCAGACGATCATTGGCATTCAGAGACTAGAGCTTGCTCACATTGCTTTTGAACGCCATTGTGGACATCGCAAGCTCTAGTCTAATTTATTAAATAGGAGAATTAATATGTCTTGGCGTTATCAGCCTGAAACTGTTTTCATACCTTACTTAAGTTTAAGCTTTCGGCTTAAGTGCATGAGATTTTGGCGTATGCATATACATGGCAGTTGCCGTACTTAAAGCACCAAAGGGGTCGTCTGTAGTAATTCCATCTGACACTGCCTTACAAGCCGCCAGAAAGTTAGCCCAAGGTGAAGTAGTCACTTTCTTTAACGACATGTAAACCGCTGCTAGCGTGTTATTACTAGAAGCTAGCATCACCATGGTTTGAGCTAGTTGTTCTAGCGTTAATCCTTGGGTAGAAATACACCAAGAGATAAACGCCATCCCACATCCGATTGAATTATAGTCTTGGTCGGTGTTTTCCGTATTATCTACCCAATTTGGGAAACCAGCTTGTGCCCAAACAGGTGCAGAAGCAAATTCTGCAAATTCTGAATTATTAGCAAGAACCAAAGCGCACCAACGGGACAAGGCTTCCCCATTGCTCTGACCACAAAGGTTTCCAGTCATTGCACATTCAGATAATTCAGCTTCATAAAGTCCAGGACAGAAACTAGGATTGGAAAAATCCGAACAAACTTCTATATTACCACCATTGACGAAATCACATGCCATATGATCAGCACCACCAGTACCGTCCGTTGCACCACCAAGCGCAAAGACAATAACATTAACTGGGGTGGCATTCGTGATTCCAAAAATCTTGTTGTTACCTGCATTGATTGCAGGAGCAGCATTAAGCACTGCTTGAGCACAAGTAAGATTTTGCGCACCTAAGCTGGCATCATAATAAACATTTGTTATGCCGTCAGTAGACGTACCAACAAAAGTAGCTACGCCTGTATATGACGGCCATTGGATGTTTCCAGCAGGTGGAGGCGGCGGTGTAGGAGGTGGTTGCGGTGGAGGTGGTTGTGGCACACCTCCTCCAGAAGCAATTGCTTGAACATCAGCAACAATTTCATTAGAAAGTTGAACCAATTCTCCTGCGACATGCAGTAAATCAGCTAATGGCGCAGTTGTAGGTGGACGCCTTGCCCAAGTCATAAAGCATTCTCCTATTTATTGATAAAAAGGAATTATTCCATTGGAAATATTTGGCGGTAAATTCTGATTCCAATATTTATCAATTTCTTTATTATAATCTTTAACTGGATTATTATGAGAATCACAAATACCTTCGTTTTTACACATTTCCGGCTTCACCTCATGAGCCGGTGTAGTCAGACTAGCCGTTGCAATGGTGAAGTAGGTGGCAGCCTGTTTAAACACTTTGTGCCATTAATGGAATGCGTACAAGTTGTAATCTATTTCCAAGTTCATCAAATGAATGCTTTTCATCATACATCTGCTCATCTTCATTGGCATATATCAAATCAATTTGTAAATCTCTAGTATCACCAGAAGCATCAATTCTTAAATAAGAATAATCAGGAATAAATATACTCTCATCAGGTATAGCTCGCCAATGTATATATCCATTTGGATGCGTAGCTAAATTTAATACCTTACTTTCAGAAGAAAAAATATCAACAAAAGTAGCTTTAGCATCATTTAAATATTTAGTTTTTCCTATATTAATATCAAAATATGTTCTATCATATTTAGCATAAATATCTAATTCATCATAAGGAATTTGTGTGACAGGTTCTATTATTTTAGTTTTGGCAATGGCAATAATAGCGCCTAAGCCAAAAAGAAAAGAACGGCGAGTTGTATTAATCATTCGTTAGAAAATTCTGGCATTGAAGGTTGAAAGAAGTCGTAGTTACCACTGTCCCTAGCATCTTCACTAGAGATAGAAGTATCGGCGTTTCTATTATAAATACCATAATTATTTCTGGCGTCAAGTCTTCCCCGTACAAAACCTAAGAAATGAGCGTCGGGTTCTTTAAGAAAATCATCTTTAACAGGAAATATAGGTTTATTAAGACTTCTTTTACGTCCTTTGCATTTAGCCATTTCCAAGGCTTCCTTACTAAATTTTATCATTCCATAGTTCCTTTTCTATGCCAAATCAATAAATCTAATCCTCTAATTAAATCGTCTCTAACTTTTTCTGGTTCTAATTTAACAGTAGTTTCCAAATGAAGTATATTATCAATATCCTTTAAGTTACAACGCAGCAACTGATGCTTTAGTCTTTCCAATTGCTGCGTTGTTAGCATTTAGTGCGCTCCTAAAATTTACTTCTTAAAATACCTAGATTTCATTAAATGAACAGCAGTAACTTTGGGGAAGTGCGTGGTTTTTTTCGGCCAATAGCACATAACTACCGACTCGGCTAAGTTAGGACTTTTCATTCCTTCCGGCTGCTTATCTACCATAACCTTCATGGCAGCACTGGTAATCATTGTAGGCTGACTTAGTTCCTTTAATAACTTATGCATCATATGTGGCGCAATTGTAGAAGAATCGAAGCTTAATAATTCATCTTCACGAGGTTTATAGCGGGAATCATTAACGGCTCTATGTGTTCGCTCCACACGCCATCGCATTTGCAACCAAGCTTGGGCTTTAAGATTTTGGAAATGGTCTTTATTCAAGGGACTGTTTTTATCGTGAGGAACCACATATTTATCAGGGTCAAGAACTTTACCACCAGCATCCCACGGTCTAAAAGCTATGCCAGGAGGAATTATTTTTTCACGAATGACTCTATTATATTCGGATCTAACACCTGCACCAACACCATTACAATCATAATAACACTCAAGAGGCTGAAACCCACGTAAAAAATGAATGGTTTTGCGTGTGGTTTGTCCAGTATCCTGTCCACCCCAATTATCCAAATACTTAAGCACAATACCTTTACGTACAGCAACCGCATTGGTATCTCCCGATTGCGTCAAATCAGCAACATCCAAGGCTGCTAAATGCTGACCGCTATCGTCAAATCCCAATTTCTTATGAGCATCTATACAACTTCGTAGCCACTGTCCTGGAATAATAACACCTTGTGCAGCAGCTGCATAATCTCTATCAATTTCTTGGGCAAATACTGCTAAAAGTCCTTCGGCTTCGAATTTGGCACGCTTTTCTCTATACCAGTTTTCGTCTTTTCCTGGATAATCCGACCAGTCAAAGACAAAAACATTGGTTTTTCCTCTAACAACTCCCTTTTCTAGAGACCAATCAACACCTGCTTCACGTTTATTGTGGAAAACTGTTCCCAAACCAGACACAGAGGAAATATCAATCTGTACTCGCGTTGTTTCCGATAAAGCCGCCTCAATTAAAGGAGCACGTTCGTAATGACTTGACTCATCTTTAAAAACTATTTTCTTTCTAGCACCGCGTCCGATATTATCCCCAACTTCTCCAATTATTGTGGCACCAGTTTCGGGATTGATGATCCGCATAAACGATAAATGTTCGGTCTCATTAAAACTTTTGGGATGGAAAAAGGCTGGTGTTCCCCTGATTAACATTCTAACTTTTTCCAAGATAGAATCTGGGTTGCCTTTGTGGTCAACTAATTCTTCTTTACGAGAGCCAAAACCAATAGAAATACCAGGTTCGAATAACCATAAATGTACAGAAATGGCAGCAGATATCCAAGTTGCACCACAATCTCTGGACTTTTCAATTAATCCACTTTGGTCTTCTTTAAGACATTGATGGATAAATTTTACCATTTCCTCCTGGCGTTTAAATAATACAAATGGCATCTTGACAGGTTTGGGGGGATCCACTGCCGCATTACGTGGATCATATGTATCTAGCCAATGGTTAATAAATTCTATGGGATTCTTGCGATAATAAGCTTTAGCTTGCTGTAAAAGTCCAGGATTGGCAATAATTTTCTTAATTTGCTGGTCTCTCCATATGTAGATTGACTTATAATCAGGCGGCCAGCTGACCGAATAAGGCGGATAAGCCGTACACGGTGATACCATAGGATTGATTATAGCCCGTTTCACACGGGGAATTTTCGGTGGATTGGGTCCAGAAGATAACGACAAGTCTTGACTCCATTTATTAATTATGCGTTAAATAATTCACTTGACATTTAACTTAAAAGAGGCTAAATGAATGGAAAATCAACATAAAAATAAGGAATTATATGAGATTGCCTGCCTGATCTGCTTCTGCATCGCCTTATACATAGCCGTAAGGTTAGGACACCAATGGTGGCAATAGGATTCAAGGTAGATTTTGACAAGAAGGAGGAAGACGAATGATAAAAGGCTTTATCATAAGCTTTATTGTCATGTTTGTCGGCACACTTTTGGCTATCATAACCTTACTTATCTTTATGGCTATAAAGGGGTAAACAAAATGGCATGGAATTTAAGGTTAAATAAGAGAATCACCATTATCCCTGGTATTCGGGTCAACTTATCCAAATCTGGACTGTCTATTTCTTTAGGCACTAAAGGCGCATGGTTTACGATAGGCAAGGATAGCCACAGGACGACGCTAGGATTGCCAGGGACTGGCGTTTCCATGACCAAGCAGGAAAAGGGTGGTCTAGGTCTAATGCCGCTCTTGGTGGTGCTAGGCGTTCTGGTAGGGATATTCCTGATTACTCACCTAGGAGCAAGGTAAATGACTATTCTTCCGGAATTCGAAGAAAGAACCATGAAAGCGCTAAGTGAGTTATTAGTAAAAAATGCTACGGAAGCGGATGCATCAGGAATACCAACCGATGAGTATTATTCCATGTGGATGACTATTTTAGTCATTCAAGTAGTATCTGCCTGCAGGTATACGGATTTATTGCCTAGAGAAGATTTAATTAAGTTTGTAGCGGATGTAGTGGAATTGGTGTATGGCGAAGAAAGTATTGCTGAGAAAATAGCGCTGAAACATTAATGCGCTGGATAACAGCAGTATCAGGACAAGATTCACAATGGAGAAGAAACTGACCTTCTATCCCCACCACTAGGACATACCCCGTAAAGCCACACCCATAAGAGTTTAGTCCTAACCCTATCCCCACCAGCCTAAACCTAAAAACTTTTATCCACGAGCCTCTATGAGCCAAAG